CCTTGATGGCGTGCCAATTCAGAATGACGATGGTTCATACAATTTTGATCAGCAATACCTAAGCGTTGGTTATCGCACTGGCACTCAATCTCAATCGGCATTGCCTGGTTTTGATGACGTAAGGATTGAACAAGGCGTTGGCGTTGAAGTGAAGAGAAGCACGGGTTCCGTTTCTCGCACCACAATTAGCAGCGAATTGAGTCGCTTAAGAGTGAGGATTGGCATTTCTGCTCTTTATCGCGTCAACAGGAACAATGGTGACGTTACGGCAAATGACATCAGTTTTACAATCAGGATCAGGCCGCAAGGTGGTAGCAATTTTGTCGTGTCTGAAAAAACCATCAATGGCAAAAGCCGCACGCCGGTTGATTTTGAATACGAATTTAATTTGATTGGCACTGGTCCGTGGGTGGTGGAAGTTGAAATGAATAGCCGTGACGCTGCTGATAGGAGCGGTGATGACAGGCAACATGTTTATCAAGTGTTTTTCAAAGCAATTGTTGGCATCTTGGATCGTTCATTCTCCTATCCCAACACTGCGTTGATTGGCGTCAAGGCCAGAGCAGAAGGCTTCACGTCTGTCCCAACATTATCAGCAGAATTGCTTGGCATCAAACTTAAGGTGCCAAGCAATTACAATCCAATTTCACGCACTTACAGCGGCGTATGGAACGGCACGTTCAAGACGGCATACAGCAACAATCCCGCTTGGGTGTTTTACGATTTGTTAACCAATACGAGATATGGCGCTGGAGAGTTTGTCACTGAAAACGACATCGACCGATACTCTCTCTATTCCATTGCTCAATACTGCGACGAATTAGTACCAAATGGTAATGGTGGTTTTGAGCCACGTTTTACGTTTAATGCCTACATCACAAATCGAGGAGAAGCCTATGAAGTGCTGAACTCTATTGCTGCCGCTTTTCGCGGCATGCTTTATTTCAATGAAGGCACAATTGTTGGTATTCAAGATAAGCCAAAATCAATGACGAGGATTTTCTCGCCAGCCAATGTAGTGCAGGAAACGGATGATAATGGCGAAATGTCCACGCCGCCGTTTCAATATGAAGGCACTGCACGAAAAGCTCGTAAAACTGTTGCGCTTGTGTCATGGAACGATCCTGAGGATCAATACAAAACCAAAACAGAATACGTCGAAGACAGAGCAGGCATTGAACGCTATGGCTACAGAGAAACGAACATCAGGGCTTTAGGCACTACATCACAAGGGCAAGCGCAACGCATTGGCCGATGGACGTTGCTTAGCGATCAACTTGAAACGGAAGTGGTCACATTTAAAGTTGCGTCTGAAGGGCTTTTTATCTTGCCTGGTGAAATTATTGGCATTGCAGATCCAGCAAAAGAAGGAAAGCGCTATGGAGGAAGAGTTGTGTCTTCCACTACAAGTGCCATAACGATTGACGCACCATTTACAATTGTTGGCGGATCAACGTATCAAGCTTCAGTAATGCTGCCAAACGGCACCATTCAAACGCGATCTTTGACGAATGGAGCAGGAAGCACATCAGTCCTCAATCTCTCTTCTCCATTGTCCTCCGCTCCAGTTGCTGGCGCTCCTTGGGTGTTGCAGGAGAACGATAGCAGCGTCAGGAAGTTTCGCGTCACGTCTCTTGTTGAAGACGATGGCATTGTGACAATACTGGCTTCGTTGTACGACGAAAGCAAGTTCAGCCTTGCTGATCAAAATACGTTATTGTCAAACTATCGCGGCGAAACAAATAGGCCAAGAGTGGTGCCTCGTGTTGATGGTGCGACAATTGTCCTGGAGAGTTACGGCTAATGGCTTACAACGAAATCTACTGGCAATTTCCGCAGTTCTCTGATTATTCAGTACTGAACGCAATCAATCCTGCCGTTTGCTGGAATCCACCACGCAATCACCCTGATGTTGAATCGTTTGAAGTGCAAATCAAAAATACTGTCGATGAGCAATGGGTGACAATTGGAACAACTGCTGGCAACTTTATCAGATTTCCTGCCGATAATTACGTTCTAGACTCGTCTTATCAAGCTAGAATTATTACGATCACCGTCAACGGCGATAGGTCTGCATTTTCTGATGCGCCAAAAGTTCAAACAAGTCCTCTTGAATTTGACTTCACCACGCCTCAAGTCATTAACAGATCTGATGGTACAATAATACAAAACCAACGCTATTTGTTCTTGATTTTCTGACATGGCCAATCTTTTCGGGCTTGACGCAACTGGAAACAACGCTTATGTGAAGGCCACTGGCGCTGGATCAAACGCAGATCCATTCGTCATTCATAATGATGCCTTCACTTCCAGCTTGAAGAGTGCATTTGTTGCTAGTGGCGTGAGTAGTGATGTAATTGCGGCAGTGGCTAGCAACAAACTTCGGGTGATGTCAATGGCAATTACTGCCAATTCTGGTTGCACTGTGCAATTCCAAAGCGGCGCATCTACTGACCTTACGCCTCCTTTTCATATTGCTGGTGAAGGCAACTTGACCATGAGCAATCCTCTGGGATTGTTTGAAAGCAATTCTGGCGAAAAGATTAATGCCGTATTGGCGGGTTCTGCTGACTACACCGTAATGCTCACTTATCGAGAAGTTGCGGCATGACCACTTTTATTCCCACTTCCATTGCTCCTAAAATCGATCTACGCCTGTTGCGTAGGGATTATTTCGATGGAATGAGTGTATTGTTGCAGGATGAAAATGGCAATCCGTTCAACTTGAACGACGTGACAGTTTGCGCTTCAGCGTGGAAAGCAACAAGCTCTGGCACTAGAGAGCAGATTTTGACAATCAACACGGAAAAGCAAGAACCTCTTACTGCTGGTCGCGTGAGGCTTTGGCTTTCGTCTGCTCAAACAGCACAATTGTGGGACACTTACGAGGCGTTTTTTAGCAACACTGAAAACAAAGTTTTCTTTCCATCGACTTATGTTGTACCGGAGGCGTTAAATTCTATCACTTGGGACATGCGAATTGAAACGCAAAACGAGCTTACCGATTTGATTTCAGTTGCTAGTGGCGTATTCATCACGCAAACCAATCATGGCCTAGCTTCTTCAGAGCGAGTTGTATTTAGCGGCACAGCGGAATCGTCAATCAATTATGATGGTACAAGTTCCACTATTTACAGCGGCCTCACTGACATCTCTTACACTGCTCCTTATACGTTTACTGTCCCAACGTTGACTGGAGTTACTGATGCTGCAATTGGTGGTTCTGTTTATAGACTAAAACAAGACACTGTTGTTGCTGGTAATGTGTTTATTGGCAACACTAATTCAAACTGCTTCCCATAGCTATGGCTGACGAACTGAAAGAAGGCGTAAGTGTTGTTACGGTTGGCCGTACTGCACCAATTCCCCCTGGTCCGCAATTGGCGGAGGATAGCCTTCCTGTTGTCATTGCATCGGACCAAGAAGCAGTTCCTGTTGTTGTAGAGAATCAACAAATTACTGAAGTTAGCTTAAGCCTGCTTGGCATTCCTCGCGCTGAAGTTGCGCTTGGTATTTTTGCTGACGTCACCACTTATGCCGTGAGCCCTAGCGAATGGCAAGAAGAAGGCGCAGGCACTGTTACGCATTTGCCAGCAGAAAGCGCCGCTGAAGTTGCAGTTGGCAGCGCAACTACAAATGACTATGAAATTTTAAGTAGCAAGCGATTCTTCCGTTATCAGCCTGGTCGTGTTAGTGCCGCCACGTTTGGCGTAAGGATGAACACCACAACTGACAAAACGGACGTCAAGAAATTTGGTGCGTTTGACAAGAAAGATGGATATTACATTGAAGTGCAAGGTGGTGGACAAGCTGGTATCAACGATAAGGAATTTAATTTTTACTGCGTGAGGCGGAGCAGTGCTTTTGAGAGCAACGAAACTGGTATTCGCACTCCCAATGTTTCTGATGGGGATATTGGCACGGCTGGTACTGACCTTGTGATCGTGAGGGCTGGCCTCACCTATATTCACGCAGCGTTGTTTGACCTTAGTTTGCGTGGTGTTGGTAACAGCATTGGCAGCATTGCATCGTCTGATGGGCTAACCAGTGTTGCATCAAACTTCTTGACCGTCCCTAACGACTATCGTTACACTTACGAATATCGCGTACCGCGTAAGTATTTCAGTCATGATCGTTTGGATGGTGAAAACCGCACTCGATATTACTCCGACCGTACCCCAGGCAAATCAAGCTTTACTGTTACTGTCGGAGGCACCGCCACTGCTCCTTCTGTGAGCTATGGAAATAGTGATGTTGTGTTGGATGCCAATAGCAATATTGCGACGGCTGCCAGCGTTTGGGACATTGACTTCTCTAAAGTTACGATGTTCAAAATGGAATATAGCTGGTACGGCGCCGTTGGCGGCCATTTCCTAGCTTATGTTCCTGACGCTACAACGGCAGGGGAAGCTCGATGGGTGAGGATTCATCACATCCGCGCCTCGAATCAGCTTACGAGCCCCAGTCTTGGCAATCCTACGCTTCCCATTAGCTACCTTGTCCAAAAGGGCGGCAGCGGCAACGAAAACGCTCTTTACAAATATGGTGCTTCGTATTACATCGATGGAGGGGATAAGGGGACAATTGTTGCGCGTTCGCAAAGTAACGCCACTGACCGTAGTGTTGATGCTAGTGGCACAACGCTGATTGCATTGCAAACGAAAGAGGAGATCAATTCCATTCGTAATCGCATGCAAGTGTATCCTACAAGGCTTGGTATTGGTAGCAGCGGTAGGGCTACGGTGAAGCTCATCAAAAATCCTTCAAGCGTGTCCTCCACGCCTTCATTCTCTTCTGCTGGATCCCTTAGTCCAATTGAGTATTCAACAAGTACGGGCGTTGACACTGTAACTGGCGGTACTGTTGTCGCTACGTTCTTTGTTGGCGCTGGTGGCGTTGATATTGACTTGGCACCTTATTTTGGTTACAACAAAGACTATCTCTCCTATCCATTGACTGCTTCTGAAGGCGATAGCCTTTATGTGTTTGCTCAGTCCGCGACGGGCAGTGTTGATATGAGCGCTGCGCTAACGTGGGAAGAGCAGGTTTAAGGAGGCGAGCTGATGACAAGCTCGTATCGCGATAATATTGAAAATTATTATCAAATTGCGGAGGACGCTGCTCCTGCGGGGACCATTACTGTTGACAATGAACTGATTGATTTCCTTACTGGACAAGAGCTTGTTGATCCTGATACTCAAGAGCAATTAACAGGAGAAACGCAAGAGGCTATCGCATTAGCGTCAAATAACAACTGCAAACCTGTCGTTATTACTAACGACGAAATTCCAGTTACTGTTGATCAAGTTAACAAATCTTTCAGTGAAGTAGAGGTTAGTTTGCTTGGCGTGCCGCGTTCCGAGACGGCACTAAACCTGTTTGATATTGTTAATATTTATGGCGTTAATGGCAAGGAATGGGCGGCAAGCTCTTCTTACACTTATTCTTACGATCCTGCCAACTGGACGAATCAGCTAGATCCTAATGGCATTAACCATGGAAGCTACATTCGTCATGTAAGCGCCGAAAGCGCAATTCAGGCTTATAGTTATCCTCCGCCGAAAAGCTTCACTTATTTGTTTGATGACAATTCAGGCAGGTTTCCTGGTGGCTACACCAATGGCGTGATGACTGCTGGGTGGACTAGTAAACGCGCTTTCAGATACCAGCCTGGTCGCGTCACTGGTTTCACCATGGGCGTTCGCATGTCAACGCTTACGGATACAGAGGGCGAGATTATTCAATGGGGCTGCAAAAATGACTATGGTGATGGATACTATTTTCAATTAGAGCGTGGTGTTGATCTTTATATTGTTCGCACATCTCCTGGTCTTCCCACGTTAAAAATTCCCAGGGACGAATGGTCCGGCGATGGCATTTTCGCAAACGCTGGTTTAACTGGCTGGAATCTTGATTTGTCCAGAGTGACAATGTTCAAGATTGAATTCAGTTGGTATGGTGCTGTTGGCGCTAAGTTCATGGTTTATGTGCCAGATGGCAATGGAGAGGCAAGGTGGGTGGAATTGCATTACATCGTCGTCGAAAACCAAAACACCAAGCCTAGTCTTCGTAGTGCCTACATGCGAATGTTCACATCAACTCGCAGCGTTGCAGGAGCTGAAGCTCCCACATTTATCAATCTTTATGGCAGTAGCGTCTACATCGATGGCGGCGATAAAGGCACTGTCATTTTGGGTGCTGCTAATCTTGAGAACCCGAAAAATATTGACACTAACAGTCGCTCTTTGCTTGGCCTGAACATTAAAGGACAGATCAATGGAGTGGATAATCAAAGGGCTGTCTATCCAGTAAGCCTTTCCGCTTATGCCTCTGTTGACGCCAGGTTTGATCTTATCCTTAGAAGCAACAGTTGTGGTGGCGTGCAATATGGCTACGGTACTGGATCGTCAATTTCAAGAGGCAGCAGCGCAACGTATTCTGGAAGCGTTAATCAAGGCACGAAGTTTGTGCTTGCGTTAGGACAGTTCCCAGATATTAGCGCTGAAGTGAGCGGAACCACTGACTACCTGACCGGTCGTCGCGTAAAAGTTAATGGCAATGGCGTGTATATGACTCACGTCACGGCAATCAATTCTGGCCTCACGGAAATTACAGTTGACCGTTCCCTTCCATCGTCCCTTTCTGAAGTTTCGCTGTCGCGACTTAATGAATACGCCATAGGAGACGCAGTGATCCCCAGCGGCATCGAGCAGGGCACAATTTATCGCAAAGACAGTGCGGGCTACTGGAGGCTTGGTCTGTGGCCTCAAGCAAGCGGCACCTATGACGACACGAAGGACGTGGTGTGGTTTGCTAGTTCCTATCCAAGGCTGGGTTTTAACTCCACGACTGGACAACCAAATGGTGAGGTGCGTTATCCAAGCGCTCTGGGATGCAACGAAGCAACTAATTTTACAGTCACAACAGGCACTACTTCTACGGTAACAGCAGGCGGCAATAGCGTTACTGTGAGCGGCTCTCCATGGCCAATTGCAATTGTGGCAGAACTAATGGACAATGGTCAAATTAGCAATGGAGTGATAAGTCAAGGCGAAAATATTACAACTGTTGGAAGTGGCGCCACGACTGCTATTACGACTTGGACCACTTCAACTGGCATCACTTTAAGCACAACTGCTGCTGGTGGTAGTGGATACATTGCTCATAAATTTGAAGACGCAATTTCCGATCCATTGTCTGCCGTTTTGGTTGATCGCCAAGGAAGTTACGTTATGCCAATTGATGATCGCGTTGCAACAGTGTTTATTGGATCTGGTGAAACAAAGACTTACGATCTCACTCATGTGTTCGGACCTGATAAAATGTTTATTACGGGACCACCAGGCTCTGTCTTCAACACTGGGGCATTGTTCGTAATGGCAACATCTCGTGCAGGAAGTGGCATTGCTAGTGCTATGCTTAATTGGGAGGAACAGTAATGGCATTTCCTGGACTTGTTGCTGAAAATAATCTTGCAGATGTTGCAAGCCAAGAAACGGCGTGGGATAATTTAGGGAATGAAATAGATGCAACGGTTGCTGCTGACCCATATTTTAATAACGTCTCACTGCTGCTCCATGGCGATGGCGCTAATGGCAGCACGACGATCATTGACAGTAGCCCAAGCCCTAAGACTGTGACAGCGTTTGGCAACGCTCAGGTCAGTACGGCGCAAAGTAAATTTGGTGGGGCAAGTATTGCGTTTGATGGAACGGGAGACCACCTGATTGTCTCCGCTCAACTTCTTAATCCAAGTATTTGGACGCTTGAGGCATGGGTTCGCCCAACTTCCGTAAGTGGCGATCGAACCTTGTTTTCTCAATACAGTCCTACCGACAAGAACCGCGCCATATTCGGTATTGCCTCTGGCAATCTACGCATTTTTAATGGTGGCCAAGGTCAAAACACGGGAAGCGCCACTGTAAGCACTGATACCTGGCATCACATTGCATTTGTAAGAGTCGGGGCTATGGTTACTGGCTATCTCAATGGCGTTCAGGATGTGCAAAAGACAAACTTTGCGGGACCAACACTATCAAATACAATCATCGGAGCGTACGACTTTGCAGGTTTTCCAGACGCATTTGCGGGAAACATGGATGACATAAGAGTGACATCTGGTACCGCCCGCTACACCAGTAACTTCACCCCACCCACCGCTCCATTCCCTGATTTCTCCACTTTCACCATAAAAGGCAAAGACATCCTTGCGCTTATTGGCGTGAGGAATGTTTCGACAAGAGACTTTGTTTTTATCAAAAATTTAGCGTCTCCAGCACAACCTCGCATCACTACAGCGTCCAACACGGCATCTTCGGGCGTAACAATACAAGCCAATTCTTTACTAAAAGCCTCTCCTTCTTCTGTTGGAAACTATCAGGTTCAAAGAGGAGGAATCGTAGCCAACGCATTGCAAATTAATGGCAACAAAGCAGCGTCGCTAAGCATCTCTCCATTCACTGGCACAAGTGCTGATTGTGAACTGATTGTTGACTCCTTGAATCTAAACGCTATTAGATTCACTGAATCAATGCCATCAGGCGCCATTGCTTCGGCAGATAAGGCAATTAAAATTGAATCAGATGACTTGATACTATACACTAAAGCGGGGCAAAGTTAATGGCTCAACAATATGGTTTTCGAGCTTCAAGAAGCCTGGCTGAAGTTGAAGACAGGAATGCTTGTTTAGATAATCTTGGCATTGATCGTCGTGACTTAGCTCTTCTTGTTGGCACTTCTGATTCCGGTGTAACAGATAACGACTATCAAGCAATTATTGGACTGACAAGCGATCTTGAAGCGCAAATTGTTGTAATAGATTCCGGCGCTACTGTAGCTTACAATTCGCTTGATGGTGTTGCATCAAAGTTTGGCGACACTTTTATTGGCACAATTAGCGGCGACATTATCAATAACGACAGACCATATTACGACGCTGGTAATACTATTTACGGACCATCTACTCAGTCTTTCTTCTCGCCCGTATCTGGCACAACATTTTCGGGAGGAGCTGAATACAAGCTAGGTCCAGTTAGCCCAACCACGTTAACAGTGAGCGGACTGGATTATGTGGGCGATGCCAGAGACTGGAATGCGTATTTTGTTCAATACAAAAACTATCTCAACGTTCAAGAAGAGCCATCTTGGACAACAAAAAAAGTGCCACTATACCTTCCCCCTCCATCGGAATTTGACAGTAACGTTGCATGGCTTGATAGCGAATTTAGCTCTTTTGTCGAAAATGGTGGTGTTGAGGTGTGGCGTGATGTTCTTGGTAGGTCTTCTGCCACGCAAGCTATTGCCATAGATCGCCCTGTCTTGACTGCAAATAGACTCAATGGAAAGCCTGGTGTTGTGTTTGATGGCAGTAACGATTTCTTGGATATGGGAAATCTATCTAATTTTTTTCCCGATGCTGCTACGTTAGTTATTGTTGCGACAATTGGAGAGCCAAATGCACGCGGCGATGGTGATTATAACTTATTTGGCACCTTGAACAATACGGGCAATAGGTGGCGAGACAGTTCTGGGAATGGTGATTTCGGATTGTTTACAAATTCAGTGCTCACTGGTTTTCCGGGCAACATGCCCGCCAATGGCACTTATGTGTTTACCGTAAAGGCGTCTAATTCATTTGGCATTGAAATTAGAGCAAACCAAACAAAAATTGGCAGCTTTGATAGCATCACTTATGACGCTGGTTCCAATTACATTATTGGCGCAAATGTAAATGGAAGCTCTGGATTGTTCAATGGAACAATTTATGCAATAGCATTGTTCAATGAAGTGCTTTCCGATAAAGAAACCAAAACTGTAGAAGAATACTTTGGATGGAGGTACGATTTCTCTTTCGACCCTGATCGCTCTCAGGATGTAGAATTAGAAAACGAAACGTCACTTACTGACGAAAACGGCGTTACCATTGTCCTTGGATAACAATGACCAAAATTTCTGCACTCACTGATATTGGTTCCTCATTGAATGATGCTGACGCATTTATCATTCAAACGCCTGGAGACGCTAGTGATCCGAACAAAAAAGTGACAGTGAGTGGATTGGTGGAATATCTTGGCATAGAACCAAGTCCGTATTATTCGGACATCATGGTTGACACTACTCCATTGATCTGGAATCAAACCAATGATAATTACTACGAATATCGCAACACGTTAAACGTCGCGTCTTTTGCTGGACCGTCTAATGCTGGCGCAGGTTATACGACGCAGCCTGATTTGCGCGTACAAAGCTATATGAGGCGTGTTGGACTGCATCCCAGTGGTTTTGTTACATACTATCTCGATGGCGCTAATAGCGAATATCTTGCAGGAGATTGGCTGGAAATTTTTGAGGGAGAAAACAAGGCAGGCAATGGAACGACAAACAATTATATTCGCGAAGGCGTTAATGCTTGGGCAAGTGGCACCACTTATGACTTCAGGAATCGGGTGATTCACAATGGATCGGTGTGGGAGTGCGTTTCCCCTACGACGACAAACGCTCCTGCTAGCGGCACTGTAAGTGCATCAGGACTGATCAGGGCCACGACTAGCGGTAATGTGATGGTTGAAGTGCCTGAGTTTTATGTGAGGGTGGATTGGACTGATGGCTTGAGCTGGAACAATGCTGCTGGCGCTGATGTTAGTGGTGAATATAAGCTTCTGAATCCATCGGGAACGTCTTCGTTGGATCCATTGCGTGTTTATTATGTGTTGCCTAAAGCTCAATACGATGAACTTGGTGTTGGGGAACAGGCTAAATGGTTAAGGCATCCGGCATTCTGGGCTAGTGGAGACGCAAGCGCTGATTGTACGGTTTATATTGATGGGACAAATGGTGTTGAATTTGAGCCATCGCCTTATGTAAGTCAACGTGATGCAAGCGGCATCACTCGTGTGTGGGATGGTGGGGCATTTGCTTATTTTACAAGCAGCGGCACTGTTGCTAGCGGTGGTGATTTTGATTCAAGTTCTGCAATTCGGTATCGTTATATTGCGGCATACCAAGCCACCACTGATGGCAGTAAGCTGCAAAGTATCACTGCTTCTGGTGTTTATACAAGCCATACTCGCGCAACTGGCCTTAGTCGGGCTCGTGCTATTGCGTCTGGTTGGGCCAATGGCGATTATGCATTGTGGAACGCTTGTCAGCTTTTGACGTTGATGGAATATCGTAATTTTTACATCCAAGATCCAACTGTTGGCATTGGGCGTGGACGTGATAATTGGAACGATTTTGGTGGTTATCGCGATTATCAACTTGGCGTTTTGAACGATAAAGGAAACACTACATTCAACAATACAACTGATGGACGTAACTCCACAGCAGGAAGTGATAATTTAGCAACAATGCAATGGCGAGGAGTGGAAAATTACTACGCGGGCACTTGGCGATGGTGTCACGGTTTTAATTTGGGCGACACAAATGGCAATTGCAATATTGCGCTTAATCCAGACAACTTTGCCGACAACACTGCTGCAAATTACGAAATTGCTGGTCAAATTGCTACCAATTTATCGAGTAGCTACCAAGGCGGCTTTAATGATGAGGCTGGAATGTTTTTCCTCCCGCAAGCCGGAGGCACTGCGTCTAGTTATGTAACGGATGGGGCATGGTCTAGTACGGGGTGGCGCGTCTTGCTTGTTGGGGGTGGTTCGCGTCGTGGGGCTCTTTGCGGCCCCTGGGCGTTCTCTGCGGATAATACTTCCTCGATTACCGACGCTGTTATTGGCTCCCTGCTTTCAAGGTAAGACGGCAGTGTTAGAACTTTCTTGTGGTAGGCGCTAAAAACACATTGCAGCCTAGAATGAGAACAAAACCATAAAACAATGCAGCTTTTTTCTTATCACAACGGCATTCCCGCTCCATTGCCCGATCAATTGAGAAATGTTTCTGTTGAGCAATTGAAAGCAATGGGCTACAACGGTCCGTTTCCAGCGCCTCAGTACAACGCAAAAACGCAAAAAGCTCAATGGACTGGAACCGAATGGTTGGTTTGCAATTTGTCTGCTGAAGAAATTCAAATTAGGGATTACAATCGCTTGCTTTCAAGAGCTAACTGGCATGCTTTTAGCGCTGGCTTGATGTCTAGTAATGCCTATGCCAAAGCGCGTGTCGAGGCTTCTAGTAGTCTTTCGGTGAATGTTGATTGCACTGAACTTGTGGCATTTATGTCCGACGCGAAAGCTGGTCGTCCTTATGTGGAAGGCATTAACAACTGTCTTGCATCTATTGAAGTTTCTATTACATTAACAAAAGAAGACAAGAAGCAACTGCATGATTTAATTCTTGCGACTGGACTAGGTGGCATTCTTACTGTTCCAAATTATACCCCTGAAGAGGAAATGACGCCATGACTCGCGGCCTAGTTCGTAGCAACAATTTATCTGACCTGCCTGATGCGGAACAGGCCAGGATTAATCTTGGCTTGGCGACAGCAGATTACAACAGGATTAGAGGGCTTTTTACAAGTGCTGGTATTAGCAATGTTGCTGTTCAGAGGATTGCTAATTCCAATGGCAATTACCAAGCGCAAATAAATTCAATCAATCTGCTTGTAAGCGGCATTGATGCTAATTTGTACGCAAAAAAAGCGGGAGATGTTTTTACTGGCACTTGGGCAAATTCTGGTAAAATGTCAGCAATTTCCATCACCCAAAGCGGCACCACTCCAGAACCATCTTCTGATGCATTGTTCACGCACGACTACCAAGCAGGCTTGTTTGAAATTAGCACTGCTAGTTTAGTTGCAAACAATGGCTTGAAAGCAAGTAATTTCAACGATGGAGGGGCTGTCGTTTTTGCTAGCGGCATTACGCCGGACAGGAAAGTGCCTGTTAGCATCAATGGCGTTCAATACTACCTAGAGGCAGGTTAATGGCTGTCAAGAGCAAAATTGGCATTAGTGGACAGCAGCATCACGAAAGCCGCAACAATAAGAAAACTCGTCAAGGTAATGGTAAGAACAGCAAAGCTTCACATGGCAGGAAACTTCTGCATGGACAAGGAAAATAGCGTTAATTTGCGAAAAACTTTGCTACGATAAAACTAAAAGCTTAGTTACCATGGCCCAACGCATTTTTAACAACGAGCAATACGAAGCCGTATTGATTCGTGGCGGCTTGGATGGTGGCCCAGTGCCGGTTTCTTTTGCTAGTGGCGTGACGATTAGCGGCGTCACTATTGGCGCTGAAGTAGAAGTGACAAATAACAGCGATAATCCTTTGCCAGTGGTGCAAGGGTTAAGTGTCCCCGAGCATGATCGTATTGACCTTGCTTATAGTGGCTCCACTTTAACTGGCGTTACTTATAAAACCGGCGGAGTGAGTGGTGTTACAGTAGGTACATTGACACTCGCTTACAGTGGTTCTACTCTTGTTTCCGTTACCAAGAGTTAAAGATTATGGAATATAAATTC